GAAGCGATGGCGAACTCTCCCAAAAATCCGCTCCACCAGTTCGAGGTGAACGCGCCGATCTTATGTCCCGAGGCTTCCTCAATGCTCTTGCCGGCCACCACCTCGTCCACGGCACGCTTTGTCTTGACGGCCATGTTGTATGTCTCGTTCAGGGAGGAATAAAGGGCCTCTATGGACGGATAGCGGTATTTACGGTTCGCCTCGATCTCTTCCAGTACGGCGTCCTTCGCCTCTTTTATCTTCCAGGTCTTGTATGCTACCCAGCCCAGGGCACCGACCAATGCGGCGATACCTGCCGTAGCGGCAACCGCACCTGTGCTGATGGCACTCAATGATGCCGCGGCACCGGTCAGTCCGCTTCCCGTTGCCACCTGCGTGGCGAACAACGACTGCAAGACATTCTTGGCTCCGACGGCTGTCCCTCCTCCGGCCGTCAATGCCTGCATCATCGCACCGCGTCCCGTCACTCCGGCAGATTGCATGGCCGAGACAATGGCCCTTTTCTGTGCAAACGGGATTTTCCCGATGCCCCCGATGCCTATCAACCCCTGTATAGCTCCGACAGATGCCGTCGCCGCAGACTGCCTGCCGATAAAGCCCATGGCGATACCGATGTTCGTCAGGGCGCCTGCCACCTTGAAGAGCCTGGTCGCCACGGCTCCGGTGAATACCAGCGGTTCTATCCAGTGGAAGTTCCGGGTCACCCAGGCACCGATGTTCCCGATGACGGTAAAGACATCCAGCAGGGCATTTCCCATGGAAACCAGACCGCGGGTAAATTCCGGGGCCTTGAACTTCGCCAAGAATGTACGGAGCACGTTACGGATAGACGGCTCCAATACCTCATACGCCTGCATGAACCCTTCCGTGAGTTGGGAAGACACCTGTGCCCACAGCCCCTTGGTCGTGTTCTGCTTGACGAGTGCCAGCTCCGAGGAGATGCCCTGCGCCCCCCTGTTGTAAGAGGTCAGCTCGCGTAGCTTGTCGTAATTTTTCAGGAACATCATCGCGGCATTCCCGCCGATCTTTCCGAAAATTGCCTGTACATCCGCCATCGAAGCCCCTTTCCTGTTCAGTTCCTCGAAGACGTCCGCGATGGGACGGAGCTTCTCGACCTGCACGCCCTCGATGTCGCGCATTTCCGTGAAGCGGACACCCAGGCGGTCCAGCACCTTCTGCGCCTCTTTGGTCGGTTTGGCAAAACGTGTGGCGAGGGCACGCAGCGAGGTTCCCGCCAGCGTTCCCTTCAGGCCCATATTGCCCAGAAGGCCGATGGCGGCGCTGCTCTCCGTGAAGTCCACGCCCGCCATGCGCAGGTAACCGGCGGCCATCTTGTACGACTCCGCCATCTCCACGATATTCACGTTCGAGCGGGAAATGGTGGAGGAGATGATGTCCGCCACGCTGTCCATGCTGTCGTTATGGATATCATAGCCGGCCATGATGTTCGTGGCCAGGTCGGCGATATACGACACGTCATTGTCACCGATAAGCGCGAGGTTCGTGATCGGGCGGATGGACTTGTTGATTGTCTCGATGTTCATGCCCGCCATCGACAGGAACTTGACGGCACCGGCAATCTCCACGGCGGTGTATTTCGTGTCGATACCGATCTTGCGGACATGGCGGGCCATCTCGTCGAAACGGGTCTCGAATGTCTTGAGGTCGCTGTCCGCCACACGCAGGATGGAGTGTGCCGATTCCATGATGTTCGAGTAGTCGATGGCTTTCGCCAGTTCCGAACGAACCAGGCTGTATCCCATATAGGCGTTGAGCATAGAGGCGAACGGAAGATCCCTGAATGACGGGGCTTTCGAGTACTGGATACGGTTGATGGCGGCACGGCGCTTGCTGCGGTATAGTGTCCCGGCGGCGGTCTGTTCCCTTTGCATGAGTCTCACGGACTGCATGGCGCTGCGCTGCTCCCGGCGCCGGGTTTCCTGCTCCGCCTTTTTCCTTTCCGTCTCGGTCATCCGCCGTATCTTTTCCGCCTCGCGGGCGGCATTCCTGCGTTCCCGCTCTCTGGCCCGGGCTTCGTCTGCCCGTCGCTTTTCTGCGGCGGTGGTCTCCGCCAATGCCGTCTTGCGGCGCTGGTCGGCAGCGAAGAGCTCTTCCGCATGGGCCAGTTTCTGCCGGTGCAGTTGTTGTCCGGCATAGAGCCGCTCCATCAGTTTCTGCTGCGCCTTTTCCGGCATGACGAATGCTTGTGGGGCATACGGAACAGGGACGGAGGGCATGCTCCCGCCGGCAGGAATCCCGCCCCGCATGTCGAACCGGATGACGGAAGCCTCCTTGATGCGCCCCAGCAGGGAAAGGATATGCTGTAACCGTTGTTCGGCCGCCTCCGTCCTGATTTGCAATTCGCGACCCCGTTCCACGGAGACCAGGGCGGAGTTGATCTTGCCTATGGCCTTGGTTATGCGTTTCTGCGCGTCGGTCATCGTGGTAACGGACGAAGCGGCGTTCTTCTCGATCTCCGCCTTACGTATTTCCGCCGCCTTCTTCTCGTAGAGACTCTTGGCGGCAGTCTTGACCTTCCTGCTGTCCACAGCCTGCCCGGCATGGATGGTCAGGCTGATGCCTTTGGAAAGGGTGGAGATGTCCGTCAGCAACCCCTTGATACGTTCCAGTTTCGCCTCGCTGTTCTTCGTGTCGATGGTCAGCCGGTAGTCGAAGCTGCGTTTCTTGCCGTTCTTGGTGCGGAACACGCGGTCGATCTCGTCCATCATGTTCTTGATGTTCGTCACAGCCGGCGTGAGCGAGGCTTTGGCCTGCACCAGTTTGCCCACAGCCTCGCCGAAGGCTATGACCTGCTTGGTGCCCTGCGAGGCATCGACATTGATGGTATAGTTGACCTGATAGTTCTGTTCCTGAGCCATGGTATCTGCTGTTCGCTATAAAAGATTAGTGCCGCAAGGGAAACAGAGATTAAAAACAGCCGCCGTAAGTCACGGGGGCTTACGGCGGTTATCGGGGAGTCTTCTCCGGCAGGGTGACCGGTATCGGCATACGGCTGACGAGCATCTGTTCGTGCAGCCACAACGCATCCTCGGACAACATGGCGAACTCCTCGTCCGTAACGGTGTCCAAATCCACGCCGGGAAAATAATGGCGCACGTAGACCATCCGCTGGCGGATGCGCTGCTCGTCCGTGATGCGCCACCGGTCTATAAGTTTACCAGTATGCTCTGGCGCGTGGTAATAAGCTCGGAAAGCTGACCCATCAGCCCGAAGAGGAACAGCGAGTCGTTATCCACGAGTTCTTTGTCCCCATCGACAAAGCAGTCGCGGGCAAGCGTGCGCATAGCCATGACCTCGTCTTTCTTCGAGGCAGCCATGAACTTCGAAAACTGCGGGAACGTCGGTTCGCCCATGTAGGCGACGTACACCTCCTTTTCACCGTTGTCGGTGTCCCCGAAAACAACCATCGGGTAAATCTTGCGGAGTTTCTTTTCCTCCCTGAGTTTGAGAGCCCTCTCCTTGATTTCAGACTCCTGTTTGAGTGTGAGCATCTTTTCGTCCATATCGATATGTTTTTGGTTCATGGAAAGTATAGGACATCATACTTGTAAACGGTTGTTGGAATTCAGAAATTATCGAGATGTTCCATGATAATTTGTTTGGAAAAGATATTGTGGCAATAGCAACTGCATGAAAATGTAATTTTCTATCGGTTAATGGTAACCGGTCCGGGCGGACAAAGATCAATATATAGTGGAATTATCATAATGGAAAGACGGATGGCAAATTATGAGTCAATGCATATACAGCTTTTATATCACTCGTAAAATATCATTCGTATATAGTTGTTATATCATATTTTATCACTATATTTGCACAGTTTTCATGGTGTATGAAAATTGAGCAATCATTATGGAAAAAGGAATAAATGTCATATTGGCTGACGAGAGACTGGAACTCCGTAAGATGGAGCGGTCTGAGTTAAAGGGTGTCTATACAGATGCCGTACTCAGTTTCAATTTCTATGAGACAAGTTATAAAGGGTGTGGATTTTTGCTTCTTGCGCCGAAGAAGAAGGACAGATACACTCCGATGCAGTACTCCAATATCTCAAAAAGAATCAACGACACGCTTGGAAAGCCTGTCGCATTCTTGTTCGACGATCTGGTATATTACGAGCGTAACAGAATGTTCAGTCGCGGGGTCTATTTTATCGTATCCGACAAATATGCCTTTCTTCCATTCCTCGTTATCAATGCACGCACGGCAGAGGTGTCCGGGAAGTCATCGTTGACTCCTGTGGCCCAGTACATATTGTTCTATCATCTGCAGGCCATGTCGCTGGATGGCAAGACTTACAAGGATATCGAGAGATTCGTCCCTTATAAGTATGTCACTATCTCACGCGCGATGAAAGCATTGGAGCAGTTCTCCCTGTGTGAGTTGAAAAGAGAATCCGGCGGTTCAATCACCGTTCGTTTCCTGTCGGATGACAGAGCGTTATGGGAGAAGGCCCTGCCTTACCTGATTAACCCTGTCAGGGAGATCTGGTACTGCGATGACATCCGTTCTGATGATGAGTTGTGTGTATGCAGTTATAATGCTTTGGCACACTACACGAGTCTCAATCCCGACCATACGCTTATGTTCGCATTCGAGAAAGAAGCGTTCAAGGAGATGAAGAGCGAGAACATCTTCTCCGGTCTTAACAAGATGGACGGAGCCGCCAAAATCGAGGTCTGGGAATATCCTCCGGTAGGGCTCAAAAAGGTCGTGGATAAGTTATCGCTATATATGACATTGAAGAATGACAGCGATGCAAGGGTGGAAAACGAACTTGAAATAATGATTGGCGAAATATGGTGACAGGACTTGACAAATTCAGAGAGGCATTCCTCGAATATGCTGGCAACTATGTGATTATCGGCGGTACTGCCTGCGACATTGTGCTGCGGGATACAGATATGAAGCCCCGTGCCACAAGCGACATCGATATGATTGTCGTAGTGGAGAACATGACACCGGAGTTTGCTGCGGCATTCTGGCAATTCATTCGTGACGGCGAGTACAAACCTACCAGGCGAGACAGGGAGACGGATGGCCGGACGGTCTATACGCTTTACCGCTTTGAGGAAGCCCTAGCGGGATATCCTGTAAAGATAGAGCTGCTGTCACGACATTCGGACATTCTCGGTGAGCCGTCAGGTTTCGTCATTGAGCCGATACCCGTTGACGGGGAGGTATCAAGTCTCTCGGCCATCATTATGGATGACGACCACTATAACTTCACCATCAGGAACAGTTTTGTGGACAATGGTCTTAGAGTGGCATCACCGCTTGCGCTCATCGTCCTCAAAATCAAAGCATACCTGAACCTGCTTGCAGAGAAGGAGCAAGGGCGTCACGTGAACACAAAGCATATCAGGAAACATCGCTCCGATGTACTCAAATTGGTTGCCACGACACCGTTGGGTGATCCGGTTCCCGTAACCGCAGATATTTTACAGAGTGTAACCGATTTCGTGGCAAAAATAAGAGAGATGCTGCCAAGCCAGGGGCTTGAAGCGGCTTTGGGGCGCCCGTCGGAGGATATAGCAAGTTACATTGACATTCTTGAAGATATGTTTATTGGAGAAGTAAAATGAAGATACAATACGCATCAGACCTGCACCTTGAATTCCCGGAGAACAGCAGCTATCTGAAACATAGTCCATTGGAGGTGGCCGGCGATATACTGGTATTGGCCGGCGACATCGGCTATATCGGTGATGAGAACTATTCCAGGCATCCGTTCTGGGACTGGTCGTCCGAGAACTACAGGCAGGTAATAGTCATTCCCGGCAACCACGAGTTCTACAAGCTGTTCGACCTGGATAAACTCTATAACGGCTGGTCGCTGAATATCCGCGAGAATGTGGCCTGCCATTATAATGCGGCTATTCCGTTGGGTGATGACATTGAGCTTATTGCCACAACCCTCTGGGCGCATATCCCGTTGCAGGATGCTTTCAGAACGGAATCCGTTATAAGTGACTTCCGCAGGATACGGTGTGGTGTTGAGCCGTTAGACTTTAACAGGTTCAATGATGAGCATTATCGTTGTTTCAGGTTCCTTGAGAAGGCTGTAAGCAACAGCACGGCAAAACACATTATCGTTGCAACCCACCATGTCCCATCGTTTGAGCTGATGTCTCCCGAATTCAAAGGCAGTGACTTGAATGGTGCTTTTACTGTTGAGTTGGGAGATTATATCGCTGCAAGTCCCATCGAATACTGGATATATGGCCATTCACACAGAAACATCGATAAGGTCATCGGGAATACAAAATGCATCAGCAACCAGTTGGGATATGTTTTCAGCAATGAGCACGGCTCATTTGACGGAGCAAAGTATATCGGGATTGCATAACAGGACATACAGGCATATCGCTTGACAATAAGCGACACAACCAGCATACCGTCATGGCTTTACCAACTTGCCCTCCATACCGCAGCGTTCAAGCACTGCGGTATTTTCTTTGTCGAAAGCAATCAGGCAGGACGGAGCGCCTGCCGTGCCTCCCTGCTCTCCAGTCACGTGATAGAAACTCAGCCGTCCTTTAATAAACAAGATGGAATCCGCATTCGGAAACACCAGTTCGTGGAATAACCTTGTGTCTGTTCGCGCAAAAGTCAAAGCAACGGCATTGCGGTGTTCCACACAACGCCTGATAAACTGTACGATGAGTGCCGTATCATAAGGAGGATTGCAGAACACCCGCCCGAACCACGGTTGCCGGAGTCCGTTATCCTCGATGGTATAATGGTGTGCCGCCGTGCTCCACGGACGTTTCACGGGAGCACAGGGATCCAGATCGAACGACCCCAGCCGCCTCAAGATATGTGGCGGTGTGAGCCATTCGTTTTTCCCGGTCGAGGATTTCCCCTCAAAGGTCACATCCATGGCCTTAGATCGTATCGCCCGCGCCGATTTGAATGTCGAACGGATTCAAATCGAACTCATGGGTAATATTGGTGTCGTCCTGCTGCGACTCAAGACAGTCCTCCGTGAATATGCAGCCTTTGAGCGTCACGGTGGTGGTCGTCCAGTCCTCGCTGGCCATCGGGTTCGCAAAACTGATGATCAGGTCGAATTCGCCGATTTCGAGCAGCGAGCCGTATACCGAGCGCAACAGTTGCTGCGTGGCATAGTCCATCGTGATGCTTGCCGCATAGGTGATGTTCCCGAAACCGCGGGACACCGGCCGGCCGCCCATGCCGTAATTGCTCTCCACCTTGCGTTTCTTCGACCACTTGATGGCGGACACGCCTTCAAGTGTCGTGGATCCCTCGTCGATTCCCAATGCGGTCGATGACAGGGTTATCATCGACCACGAGTATGCTACGTTATTGATTATTGCCATATGCTATGCTTTGTTTGCGGTTAATGACAGCCCTTCCTCTACATAAATCTTCACGGCCACACCGACCGGAACAAGCACGTACGAGATACGGAGCGTATCGTCCACCAGTACATTCTGGTTGGGGTCGATGGTCACGGCATACCCGGAAATCTCCTGCGCCGCCTGCATCTTGGCCAGTATGTCCCCGATGAGCGTCTTGAACGCCGTAATCTTCGACGGGGCAAGGAAGCCGGTGGAGGGATTGACCATGAGCGGAGAGTTCACGTACGGCAGCAGTGCGGTACGCACGGCACGGCGGCTCTTGTTGATGGTGCGGTTCCGCGCGATGGTACGGAAGTCCCCCGTCGAACAGGTCTGGTCTTTCGAGATGTAGATCCCGTTCTCGCGGCCGGCATACTTGATGGGAAAGATATAGCCCTTGTCGTCGAGTTCGTCCAGCAGCGAGGGCGAAAGCGACTCGTACCGGTTCAGGCTGAGGAAATTCTCCTCCGCCTCGTCAAGGTTGATATCCCCGAACCCCAGCTCTATTTCCTGGAAATCGTCCGCGAAGAGATTGAACTGCTTGACCCATGCGATGGACTCATGCACACTGGCCCTGGCGATGGCACCCATGACGGCCCCCAGAAATCCGACCGGCGTATGGTTCCTGTTATACATCTGCATCGTGGAGATCTTCTCATGGTGCGCCTGCCCGAAAATGCAGCTGATACGGCTCGCTAGATCGGAAGAGCACACGTCTG